CGCTCAAGGTCGTTGCACAGAAGCTAGCATAGACTGGGATTATATGGTTAAGACTCTTCCTGAAGAATGCCCGGATATTGCGTTTGGTGCAAACTTTTATCCTTATCTTTGCAAAACACCTGGAAGATTTCCCGTATCACTCTATGAGCCTGAACTCATGAGCAAATACATTGATCTTGAAACAATGAACACATATCCATCGAGTTTTAGTGATAAAGTTATTGAACTTGATGGCTTAACATGGAAAGTGAAATGAAAGAACATTTAATCATAAGAACACATTCATTTATAGATTTGATAACTAATTCAAGCACAGAAATGTTTGTGATAAACGGATCATATGAATTAGACTTCGTTAAAAAAGTTATCGAAGAAAAATTTCCAAAACTTATGAAATATCTTGACATTTACTTTGATGAAGATGAATATGTAAAAGAATTTAATGCATACAGCAAAGAATATGCTCTTGAATGTCTTAGAAAAACAGGTTACACTATTATTGAACCGTCTACTAATTATGTTCCAATGGCAATTCATATTTGTTCTGAACAAGGCATGATGACAAACAAGTTCATTAAATTTATAAAAGAAACATTTAACGGAGATTATAATGCTTAAAAAGAAAAAATTTAAAGCATTTTTGACAAAGTTTATACTTTTTGTTCATGATAAATATGTACATGAAGATTGGGATGTTTATACTACCTTTGGAAAACTATGCATATTTTTTCCGTGGCTTATTCGTGCAATTTGTATATGGGCCATTAGCCCAGTATTTTTACCGGAATATTTTTTTAAACATTCTAAATTTTATAAGCGAATACAAATACTTAAAAATACACCCGAATATAGGGCTCAAATGGTAAAGTTAACTTCAATTAACACTAACATATAAAATTATGAAAACTTTCTATGTAACAATTTTCGGAGGAAGTATATGTGAAACTGCTTATGTTGACGCTGATTATTTTGAAGTAGAAAACGAGTGTTTTTATTTTTATGAAGTAACATCAAAGGAAGAGGGCATCAATCGTCTTAAAGCCGTATATCCTCTTGCAAATACTGTCATTAAAAGCATTATTTACACAGATGAAAATGAAGATAAGCCTGAATCTTCTGATGATGAATTAAATTTCTTAAATTTCTGAGTTATTTAATGATATTGCCTATTCACATATACGGAGAGGAAATTCTTCGAAATAAATCAAGAGATGTCGACCTTAATAATGAAAAGCTTCAACCTCTTATTAATGACATGTTTGAAACTATGGCAAACGCTAAAGGCGTAGGATTAGCTGCTCCTCAGATTGGCATAAATAAAAATATCGTTGTGGTTAATGATTCAACAGATCCAAATAAGCAATTTTACGGTGTATTTATTAATCCTAAAATTATTTGGTGTGGTGGTTCTAAGATAACTAATATTGAAGGTTGTTTAAGTTTTCCCGGAATAAGTATAGATGTGTCTCGTCCCTCTGTTATAGACGTTGAGTGGTATGATGAAAATAAAAAATATCACTGTGAAACTTTCATGGGAAATTTGGCAATAATTCTACAACATGAAATAGATCATCTTAATGGTACGCTATTTATCGATAAAATGAATTCGTTAGATCGTTTAAAAACTTTTATGGATCTTGAAAACATAAGAAAAAAGAAAATAGCAACTAATTATCCCATAAAATGAAAATAATTTCTCAAAAATATGTTCATTTAAACGATATTGATAGATTAAAACATCTTGCTGCAAAGCTTAAAGTTTTAAAGAACAAATATCAACGTAATGAAAAATATTTCGAATCGTTAACTGAAGATATTCTTGAAAAAACAAATATAGGACCTCATGAATATCATGAAGCAATAAAAATGTTAAACATTATATGTGCCGATAATGATACTATTCTTAAAGAACTTGAATCGATAAAGACTCTTATGAATGATATAAAACAACGACTCAACAATTAAAAAAGTTATAAAGATATGTCACCGGCAGAACAACTTATAGAAGACGTAATTTTTTGGGAAAAACATACGGAAATATATGATTCACTAGAAAAAACATTACGCAACAAATATATAATAAGTACAAAGGAAGAAAACCCACCTGAAAAGGACGGTATACTTGCGATAATTCGTTTTTTTATTGGTGCACAAGTGGATAATACTGATAATTATCGTGTACTTAAGGATGATATTGAAAGAGAATTTGAAATTAAGATAAAATAAATTTCGAATAAATTCATGAAGCAATATTTATCCAAAATAACAGACGAACTAAAGAAAGCTGTTGAAGATACTATACGAGAAGATCTTCGAGAAGAAGCTTTTAAAATTTTGTCGTTTGGAAATGAAAACGATAGAAATGAGTTCTTAGAAGCTTATAACAATGACAAAGGAAATATATGTTGTCTTATTCTTGATTATGCTAAAAAAGATCTTGTGAAACAAGGCATTATGGAACAAAAAGATACTGATGGGTTTGGTCGATTTCCCTTTGAATAAATCTGAGTACTCTTTAATTGAAAAAGTCCGTCAAATATTTTTATTTGTCGGATTTTTTTGTTATATTTGTATTGCAAAAAATAATTTAAAACATGATCAATTTAGTTGTGATACCCGATATTCATGGTATTAGTGATTGGAGATTTCCGGTCACTAATGCTTTGAAGGATCCTAATGCGCATATCGTATTCTTAGGTGATTATGTTGATACACATGTTCAGGGAAATGATTGGAAAATTTTTGAAAATCTTAAGGAAATTATTAACATAAAGAAAAAGAATCCTGATCGTATAACTTTACTTATCGGAAATCACGATGCAGCATATGTATATAATAAACCTAACATATCAGGTTTTAATTATTTTATGCAGTATAGTTATCGTGATATATTTAATAGCAATTGGAATCTTTTTCAATTAGCGTGGGGATATCAAGGCAAAGAAAAATACACTCTTGTTACACATGCAGGACTTACAAATTGGTTTTATGACGCTCTTATTCATGAAGCAAGATGTGGTCGTATGAATCAGATATTTAAGGATATTGATTTTATGAAACTTCCTCTTCATGAGTTTATTAACTATTTTGATAATGAGCATGATCTTATATGGACAATAGGAATAAGTCGAGGAGGTATGTCATTTACAGGTAGCATACTTTGGGCTGATATGTATGAACTTGTTACAGATAATTATGCAGGAATTGATCAAATTGTCGGTCATACTAATATTCGTTCAGTTGCAATAAAAAACATACTTGGTGACAAACTTTATTTTGTAGACAATCACGATGAATATCACGAAACATTAAGCGCGTTTAGCATTGAATTAGATTAACCTAAAAATCACTTATTCAGTATCTAAGGGACCTTCTCGAGGTCCCTTTGTCATTTTAAATATATTCCTATTTCTTATAGTTTTAAAGCTTTTAAATGTTAAAAAAATGACTTCTGGGATAAATTGATTCCAGATTCATTCATTTTTTAACATTCTAATATTCCTACGCATATTTGCCTGCCTTATTCTTATGAAATAGCTGTTTTTTATCTAAGCTGTTAAAACGTTGTTAAATGCATTAACTAATAAATATGAGTTCTTCAAAGCCTTATATATATAAATATTATGAAATTTATGCAAATAAACTAAAAAAACAATTATAGACAATGGCAGAAAAAAACTTATTAATTCTTGAACGTTCTTCACAGAATCTTCAAAAGATTACCCGAAACGGGAAGACGATGCTTGAAGGAGTTTTTGCCGAGTTTGGAATTGAGAATCGTAATGGACGTATTTACGAAGAGAAAGAATATCTTCCTCATCTAGAGTATTTAAAGAAAGATATTGCCAATGGTAACTTGCTTGGTGAACTAGATCACCCAGAAAGATTTGAAGTTGCTTTAGGCAGTGTTTCTCATAGAATAACCGAATTATGGTACGACCAACAAGCACGTCAAGTGAAAGGTCGTATTGAGATTTTGGAAGGTACGCCTAAAGGCCAAATAGCTAAATCATTACTTGAAGCCGGGGTTCCTCTTTCAATATCTTCAAGAGCAGCTGGTACTGTTAATGAAGATAAAACTGTTGCAATTCAACAAATTTATACCTATGACTTAGTTGCTAAGCCTGGGTTTGAATCTGCGCAATTACATACTGTTAATGAAGGAGCAAATCCAAGACAAGCAGAAATTAACAGAATGATTAAGGCCCTTAATGAATCTTCAACTTCACGTAAAGAACACAGCATTAGTTCATCCCTCGGCGTATTAAATGAAAATGTTTCAGTTATTGATTTAACTGATAAGGTTCCTATAACTTGGAATGGTAAGCCAGGTTTAAGAGAAGAAGCACTTGAAATACTTAACAAAAATAACGACAATTCAATGAAGGTAGAAACAAAACCTGTAAACGAAGAAGCTATCCAGAAATGGACTGAGCTATTTACATCAGAATTGAGAGCTATTAACGAAAGATTAGACCAAATAGAAAAGAGCGGCGGTAACGCTAGAAATTTGTCTGCAATCAAGCAATATGTAGAAAAATTGCGCAAGATTCAGGAAGATGCTCTTAATTGGCAATCAGAAATCGCTAAAGCTGTCAATGAAGTTGCTAATTATGCAGATACACTTGCAGATAAAAGCAATAAACATTACAAACTAACTAAGAAGATTGTAGAAACCGTTGACCATAATGCAAAAACACTTAACGCTACTCAAGATTGGACTGGCGAAATTGCAACGGTTACAAATGCAATCGGAAACACCGTTGACCATAATGCAGTAATGCTTAATGGTATGAATGAATGGGTTGGAAATGTAGCCCGTGGTGTTAACAAACTCAATGAGTGGGGAGAAGAAAAGGCAAAAGCTATTAACGAAGTTCACAATTGGGTAAGTGAAATCGCAAAGGCAACCAACGGTATGCATGATTGGGTAGGCGATGTTGCTAAAGCTACTAATGGTATGCATGAATGGACATCTTCAATCGCAAAAAATCTTAATCACTCTGTCAATTGGACAGAAGACATGTTTGGAAGAGCTGTTTCCAAAGGTGATCTTATGAAAGTAATCGAATACGTAGAATTAATTGAGGAATCAAAAAAGAACCCCGAATTAAAGGCTAAAATTGATGAAATGTTAAAGACACATTCAATTACAGCTAAACCTCTTAATGAAACACAACTTAAAGGCATTGCAGTTATTGATACTGTAGATAAAATTGGAAATACTAAGAATTATGATTCTAGTTCAAAAAATGATGGTGTCGAATTTGACGGCAAAACTATTGTTTCAAAACTTAGAAACATTAAGGTTGGAAGAGAAAAAATGCCTATCGGAAACGATAAACTTCAAATGAGAGCTAATTTTTCTCCTGAAAAAGTTGGGGGTGATGGACTTGACAATGATCCAAGAGAACTTAGAACAGGTCTTAAAAGACATCGTTCAAGACCAGCTGTGAAATATTCAGAATCTATTGGCTCAACTAGTAAACAAATTAAAGATCAAAACCTTAAGCTTGATACTAAAGCTGAAGGAAGACTTAAAGAAAACTTAAATAAGACCAGAGAAATTCAATACAGAAGATCCAATCTCGATAACAAGCTTGAAACTATTATCCAGTCTTTAGAAAAAGAAAGAAGTCTTGATGAAACTGTTAAAGCTGAATTTCCTTTCACCCAATTATTAAGTGAAAGCGATAGAAAGAGATTTGCAGGTCTTGATGCAACTGATAAACAAAAGGTAGCGAACGAAATTTCAAAGGTTCCAACAACAGATTCAAAGGTGATTATTAAATTATGGGAAAATGCACTTGCATCCAATAAGGTTGAAGAACCTCTTTGGATACAACTTGCACCTGCAGCTTATAAGAAAGCATTTAATAGCGCTAGCAAAGAACTCAAAGAAAGTATAAAGGCAAGAGCAGAATTTTATTCTCTTAACACCCCTTATCAAATTGAGAATTTCTGGGAAACTAGCGGATTAATCTCAAGACCTGTTATTACTTTAAATGAGTCTATAACAGCAACTTCACCCGAAGAATCAGAACAAAAATTAGATAGCTTTGTTGCAGAAATAGGAAAACAAATGAAAAAATATTCCTACTAATGCATCAAGTATCAAAACTAAGCTTTTATTTTTAAATAAATAAAACATAAAAATAAAAAAAATAAAAATAACTTAAACACAATGAAACAATTAAATGAACAACAAATTGTGCAAAAATGGTCTCCTATGATTGAATCCGCTACAGGTCTTAAAGATACTGGGAAACTTTCATGGATTTCTAAATATGCGCATTTTCATGCATTGAATGAGGCTGCAATGGGTGGCGTTAGCTCTCCTTATGCAACTCTTTATAATGTTCCCGGTATTGGTAATGCAGTTCCTGCTTCTCAATCAGCTACAACTAGCAACCAATTTTATCAGGCAGCATCAAAAGGTTCAGGTGACAAATGGCCTTCACTTCTTCCAATGGCTCTTCAAGTAGCTGCAAGAACAATAGGTTTCGACCTTGTTAATGTAGTTCCTCAGCCATACTCAAACGGTATCGTATCATATCTTGATTATGTATACGCTGGTGGAAAACAACCTTACGGCGCTCCTCCTGCAATGGATCCTAACACTGCTAATCCTAAAGGTGCAGCTGGTGCATGGAATCCTGCTTATAATGCCTATGAGGCTCCTCATGCATTCAAAGTTAGATTTACAGCTTCTAACGGCGCTGTAGCAGCAGTTTTAACTGAAGGATTAGAGGTTATATTTGGAGATGCAGATGCAAGTGTAGCAGCTACTTATATTGGAAAATCGAGAATTGATGGATTCCCAATGTTTAAAACTGGACTTTTTACCAATGCTACAAATTTAGCAGATGTATTTGATGGTTCAACAGCTATTACAGTAGATTCAAGTACTGAAACTACTACTGCTTATCCAACTCTTATCTCAACTCTTGAAGATCAAATCCAAGGTTTTGCTGGAGCTGGTGCAAATGATACTGATAACTGGAGCGGTACTTTCGTAAACGGAACTACTCTTTATGAACCTATGGAAAGAGGAGTCGGTGAAATGGTTTATCCAAGAGCTCTTGGACTTCAATTATTTACCAAATTCTTCTCTGCCGGAACATTCCAAGTTTCTGTATCTGTTACACAGGAGCAAGTCCAAGACCTTAATAGACAGTGGGGTATTGATGTTATTGCAATGATTGAAAACGCTGGAATCAACGAACTTAGTCAAAGCATTAATAAGCATATCCTTTCAAGACTTTTCAGCCTTGGTTGGAAAAACCACTTGAAAGCTAATGCTGCAGAAGGAATCAACCTTAATATGAACTGTGTATCAACAGGTAATCTTACAACGGCAGCTTATGCTTATCCTGATGGAGAAGCTACTATTTCACATGCTTCAATGACAGTTCCTGGTTTTGCATCTTATGCATCTGTAGTTGGTGCTACATTTGAAAACCAAGACACTATTATTAAGAGAGTAATGGCTAATATTCTTGCAGCTGGTAACGTTATCATGCAGAGAGGTCGTAGAGGTCCTGCTAACTTTATAGTTACTAACCTTAAGATTGCTACCGCTCTTCAAACTAACTCAGGCTACACTTTCTCACCTATTACTAATACATTTACTCAGTCAAACGGTTCATTGTATCCTCTTGGAACAATCGCTGGAATGACTCTTTATGTAGATCCTAACATGCTTTATTCTGACACCAGAGTACTTGTTGGACGTAAGGGTGCTATTGATGAACCAGGTGTTATCTTTGCTCCATATCTTATGGCTGAAAGCGTTAAGCTTATCACTGAAGGAACTGCTAGTTCTAAGGTAATTATCAAGACACGTTACTCACTTGTAGATGCAGGCTTCCATCCTGAGACACAATACCTTACAATGTACTTTAACACTAATACGGGTTCAATTATTTAATTAACATAACCGTTTAGTTATAAGAAAAAAGAGGAACCTAAAAGTTCCTCTTTTTATTTATTTTATATTAAAACTTTGTTGGGGCAGGAATATATTAATTAAAAACTATGTTTATATGTAAAATATGTAATGATAAAAAGAAATCTCAACGAAGTTTCATTTATCATATAAAGAAAGAACACAATATCCCTAGTCTTAAAGACTATTATATACAATATGAAAATCTTGAAGTACAATATTGCATCTATTGTTCTAATGAAGCCTCTTTTAATTCAAAAACTCACACATATCAAAAAACCTGTTCAAATAAATCTTGTGTAGGAAAATACGCAAATTCGATATCTAAACAAAGAATAGAAGAAAAATACGGGAAAAACATTAATTTTGGGAATATTCCTGGCGCAAGAGAAAAATCTTATAAAACAAAGGAAAAACGATACGGTGACAAAAATTATAATAACCCCGATAAAAACAAAAAAACATGTTTAGAAAGATATGGGGTAGATAATGGTTCTAAAACTAAAGAAGCTAGACAAAAAATATCGGACAAATACTATTTATCAAATAATAGAGTTAGGCGCGAAAAATTAATTTTTACGCTAAAAGAAAAGTACGGTGTTGAATGGAATTCACAGAATAAAGAAATACATCAAAAACAAATAGCATCTTTAAAAAAATTTAGAGAACAAGAGTTTTTAAAAAAGGTGGCAGATTTAGATTTAACAATTTTAGAAAATGATAATGACAAAATATTCACCGTAAAATGCAATAAATGTCAAAATGTAATACATAACATTTCCAGGGTTCTTATAAACTATAAACATTTCAATAACAGAAATATTTGTTATAAATGTTTTCCCGAAGAAAGAAAATATAGAAGCAAAGGCGAAGATGAATTATGCCAAGTTATAATGGGATTGTATTCAGGAAAAATAGAAATGAATAAAAAGATGTTAGGATATGAAGTTGACATATATATTCCTGACAAAAACCTTGCGTTTGAATATAATGGATTGTATTGGCACTCTGAGTTGTATAAAGACGATTTATATCATAAAAATAAGAAAATAGCTTTTTCTAACGAAAATATAAATTTAATTCATATATGGGAAGATGATTGGAGCGATAGCGCAAAAAAACAAATTATAATCTCAAGAATAAAATCCGTGTTATATTTAAATGATACTATATATGCTAGAAATTGTATAATTTGTGAAATAGATGTTAAATCTGCAAGAGAATTTGTCAATAAGTATCATTTGGCAGGATATATAAATTCTTCTATAAAAGTAGGATTATTTTTTAAAGATGAATTGGTTGCAGTTTCATTATTTGGAAAACGAAAATTAGGGAAAAACAAAGGAAATTATGAATTGTTAAGAAGTTGTTATAAAGAAGGGATTAATGTTATAGGAGGCCTAAGCAAAATATTGAAGTATTTTTGTGATACGTATAAAAGTTCATTTTATTCCTATGTAGATTGTGACTGGGCAAGTTTACAAAATAATTCATATCAAAAGGCAGGATTTAAGTTTATTCATTACACGAGTCCTGGATATTTTTGGGTAATTAACGGAAAACGAGAAAATAGGTTAAGATTTCAAAAACACGCCTTGGTTAAAGCAGGTGCAAATATAAATGAATCGGAAGATTCTATTATGAAAGGCCAAGGGTACTATAAGATATTTAATAGCGGAAATTTGTTATATGAGTATAAAAATAAATAAACTTAAACGTTTAAGTTCCTCTTTTTTGCGTAAAAACGTTTTTATTTTTTTATTCTTGCAAATATTTCATCTGCTTCTAATCGTCCATGAAAATAATAACCATTTGAAGTTATATAATTCGTTTGTTCTATATTATTATAGTTATTTTCCACACTCATAACTCGTATGTTAAATTTATTAAAATCTATTGTTTTTAATATTTTGAATTCATTTCCTTCTGTATCTAAACTTAAATAGTCAATGTTATATATTTCATGTTCTTCTAAAATATCATTTAACATAACACATTGAACATCTATTTCAACAATTTCTCCGCCTAAATTTTTAACCTCATTCTGTATTCTTTGTAAATGTCTGGGATCATACTCTTTCGTTATTCCACTTAACATATGTGAAGGCCCATTAACAAATGTGAATTTTTCTATTGATTTTTTATCCGCAATGCCTGCATTTATCGTTATACAATTTCGATTTTTACTTAATTTTTCAAATATTGCCGGTATAGGCTCAAAACAAATCCCTGTCCATCCCAATTCTTTTTCAAGATAATACGTATTTGACAATGAAATTCCATCATTGGCTCCTATGTCAATAAATACGCCATTTCTTTTATTATTGAAATAATTAATAACAAAAGCGTCTTGACCACTTTGGCTGTACTTTTTATTGTTTTTATGTAGCAAAGTTAACAAATCCATAGTTTTATTTTTTAGCAACTAAAGTTTCGATGGTGATAAAACAATTGTTTATAAGGCGAATTATTAAATAAATTCATATATTCGTTTCCATATTGCGTTGGATCTCTAAATAATTCAAAGTTATATTTTACAGATAAAATACTCAAAACTGATTGATCATGTCTATGATCTTTAAATTCAAAATGATTTGCCCCAAATATATTATTATCATCTGTGCTTATTCTCGGATCTCTTAAATATCGTAGCCATTCATTTAAAAAATTAACATTATTATCATTTTTAACCCAAAGAGAAATTGCGCCATTAGTCATCGGAACATTCCAGTATTTACTTTCATCTGCATTCATTAGAATAAAACAATCACGTTTAGTCCAAACTTTATTTAAATGATTTCCTGGGATTCTAAATAAAACTTTTCCATTATTGGGAAGGTTTTTTGCTAATTTGAATAAAGGCTCAAGGCTATCTATTACGTTAATGCCTGCGTCACTGTAAAGAACACAATCACCTTCATTTAATTGTTCAAACGTTTTAAGTATTATAAAGGGCTTCCATATCCAATATCCTGCACCACGTGGGTTTGATAAAATATATAAATTTTTTTCCCAAAATTTTTCTGTTTTTAGCCACTCTTGTGTATATCGTATAAATTGATCTACTTTTCCTATTTCTAAAGAAGTTTTTTCAAGTAAATCTAAGCTTTTATAATATTTTTCGTTTCCAAATGATATATGTACTTTTTTCATAACTGAAATTTAAAATATTTTATCTTTAAAATAGTGTCGAGATTCATTTTTAATATTGTGTCCTGCTGTTTTGCCCCAAATGTATGAATGATCCGAATTGGCATATGTCACAAAAGGATAATACGTGTATGATTTAAGTTCTTTTTTTGTTAACATATCGCTATAAATATCGTCAGTAGTTGTTTCAAATTTATTTAATTTCTCAATAATTTTATTATATGCAATTTCATTAATTATCATTGAATGCGTTTGTTGCATTAAAGTCGATTCAATAACATTGGGAAATAATAGTATAGTTGGCATTGGAATTATATGAGGTTTTCCCGATAAATACACATGTTCCCAATCTGAAGGTAATAATTTAAAAAGCAATTTTATTCGTTTTTTAAAATCTTGTGCTATTGTTATATCATCTTCAAGTATAATTACGTAAGGCCAATTATTATCTTTAGCATATTCTAATGCTTTAATATGAGACATTGTGCATCCTATTTCCCCTGGCATAAATTTTTCTCCAAATCGCCATCCTCCAGGCAATGTTAAGTGTTTATTCTTTTCTTCTTCAGAAAGATCTTTTCCATCTATAGCATCCATTATGACAGCATTAAGTCCTAAATTATTTATTTGGGCAATCATTTTTTCTCGTCTTTCAACGGCTCTTTCTAGTGATATTACAACAATGTTATCCATAGTTTTTATAAAAATACTGTTTTAAATTTTTGCATCACTTTTTCAGGTGTATATTTCAAAGAATAGGCATCCCAGTTATTATTTGATGGTTCAAATGACATTAAAATTTTATTCAAATCAGATATATTATAGTATTTAATACACTTATCTTTTAATATATCAAGATGGCATTGTTCAGGTGATAATCCATACGTAATTACAGGCTTATTTTTAATTGAAAATTCGCCACACGCAATTCCAAACGTTTCTCCTCTTCTTCTAGCGTGAAGCATAGCATCACACGTATTAATAAATTTAACTTTTTCATTTAAATCTACTATAGTGTCTAAGTAAATAACATTTGGTTCATTGCAAAACTTTTGAGTGTTTGCAAATAAGAAATAAACATTTTTTCTTGCTTTTGCCACATTCCTAACAGCTTCATGCGCAAAATCAATGTCAAATGTATTAAATCCACCGTATCTTCCAAAAACTATAGCATTACCAGGAATATTTAGTTTGTTCCTTAAATTATCATGTTCTTTAGGTAAATTTATCATATGCGGCACCCAAGGATGAATTCCGTACATCATTTGTTTTGAAAGCCATTCGGATATGTATGCATATACATCTCCATGAGGCTGATAAGCATTCCCGAATACTACGTGAATAACTGTTTTTCTGCCTTTTGAAATTATACCATCATATTCTCCCGATTTAATTACATAAAATACGTCTATTTTATTATCATCTAATATTTTTTCAACTTCAGAAAAATCATTGTACAAGAATATAGGAAAATGCTTCTTGAATTTTTCAATTACTGAAGGCAGATTGTCATTTCGTTTTTTTGAAATAATAAAAGATTCATTATTCAACAGCGTTTGATTATGATAGGCATAGTCGAATACTGCTATCTCTGTTCCCATCACTGACATTTGATTTGTATGAAATGCTATTTTCATAATTTAATTTTTATCTCAATAAATCATAATAATAATTATCTAATGTTATTACTTTATTTAAAACATTTTTAAATAATAAATGTGTTGCTATATGCAGTTCAGATGATAATTCTCTATATGTTTCTAATTCAGTATTAGCTACAATATTTTTGTAATTTTGCGGCATATTAATTGCTTTATCATAAACTTCATCAAATTTTTCATACAAATCTATAAATACAAATTTATGATTTAGCCCAAATACCCAAAGATTATCATTAAAAATAAATTTTCTTCCGACGTGAAAATTGCTTACATAGATATTGTCTTTATCAAGTTCATTAAGATTGAGGAAATTTGAAATACCAATATCATAACGAGTTAATATTAACCAATCATATTCTCCGTTTATTTTTTCATGATCTTTTACAAGTGAAAGTACTTTATTTTGTGAATAATAATTTGACATATAAGAATCAAAGGATTTTTCTGGATCCCTTGGAATATTATAAGATCTTTTTGTTATAAAAGTTTTAGGAGACTCAAAAGTAATCGCTTTAAAATTATAAAGCGCATAGAGATTTTCTGGGACATTATCTTCTATTAAATATAGCTTAGATGCCCATGGAGCTGTTGAATAAGGCTTTCCTATCTTAGATTTATCCCACCAACAATGTGCAAAAATATCTACATCATACTTATCAAGAATTTCTCTTTTAATTTGTAAATACCCTTGATAATAATTGCGAGGTTGCCCTTTTAAACATAATGCTATTTTCATAACATTTCTTTAAATAATTTTATATACTTAATATATTTTTCCTTTTCGTTATGCAAAGGAATCAACGAAAAATATAAAGAAGCTGTAATTATACGAATATGTTTTAACTCTTTGTCATTAAATAAATTTTCATAATAAGCTAATAAATTTTCTTTATATGATCGTTTTATTCTTTTGTCTAATAATATTTCATCATATCCGGTTAATGACTGATATATTTTCGCATAATCATAAAGATAATGCCCATAAATTGTAAATGTATTTTTTTCTAATCCTCTTACGTCTACTAATTTTATATTATCATTTTTGTCTAATAGCACATTACTAAAAATCGGATCACCATGAATCATTGTTCTTTTAATTCCTTTCTCAAAAACGACTTTAAGCTTATTACTCAGTTCATTAAATAAATCCCAGTTTACTCCATAATTTGTATAATCAAAGGAATCCCAACGCTCAATCAGCTTTTCATTATAGTGGTAATAGTCATAATAAACGGTATCATTTTCTTTTATTCTATGAATATCTTGTAAACAATTTACTAATGTTTGTAAATGATTAATAGTTAAAATCCCATTAACATATAAAGAAGAAAATGTTAACCCGTCGATTAATTCAATTTTAATTGAATGTTCTTTTGAAGGATAAATTTTTGGGAAATATTTTTTAACATCATTTGGGGCAAAAGATTGTACCCATTCATAATAATATTTTTCTGCTTCAATTTTGTTTGAATTTGATTCTTTAATGAAAAAGTTTTCTTCTCGTCTTATCTAATTAAAATGTCGAGGCTTAGTGTTACTTAAATATATCCCAAGTTCTTTGTTAAGATCCAATTTAGGATTAATCATTAAATCGTCAATGTAAAAATCTGCATAAGGCTTTCCGAAAACTAGTTCATCATAAGGCACATCATATTTATTAAGTGTATCTATCGTTATTTTTCCGATATCTTTTATAATAGCTCCTACATTGCCGCTGTGAGTTTTCATTCTTCTAGCCGTGTAAATTATGATTGTATGTCCTTCTGTTTTTAGCTTTCGTATTATATTAATTACGCTCCAAATTGGTTCTACACTTGTATAATCTGCAGGAATTTTTGGATACGTAACGATTGTGTTATCGAGGTCAAAGCAAAGTCTTTTCGGTGAAATTTTAAAAGTCTCTGAAAAATGAATAATTTGTTTTGGTGTGCCTAAAATATGAAACTTATTGATAGGGATAGCTATAAAGTTTTCATTATCATTTAACATTGTTTTAATAACATGGGAAATATATAACTCTTTTAAAGATGCCTTAAAGTCAATTTTTTCTAAATATTTAAGCAACTTTTCTGCAGATTTAAAAAAGTAACAACCTGTATTAGCTTTATTAGATATTTTTTCTTTTTCTCTTATGATATAAGAGTATATTGGGTTTGTTTCATCTGAATTAAAATATGTTACTGCATTCGAATCAATTAATTTTAATTTTTCAATAATATTGTCCTCGTACCATGTATCACCGTCAAGTAAAGCAACTTCTCCTTTAATGTTAAATTGTTTTATAGCTTCATATACTGTTTCAGCTGCTCCCCGGGTATCTTTAATAGCTTTTATTGTTATATTTGAATATTTAGCGTTAATATAATTTTCAAAATTATAATAATCAAGCTCTTCATTATACGGAATAAATATTTTATCGTTTTCATCGATCTTTAGACAATCAATGACCCAAAATAAGATTTCTTTCCCAAGAACTTTTATAAGAGGTTTTGGTTGTGTATATCCAAATTCTGAGAATCTTTTGCCTTTTCCGCCTAGCGGTATTATAATATTCATTTTTTAATTTTTTCTATTAACCAATGTTCAAAATTATCTACGTTATCCTCGTGTCTTTTTCTTTGTTCTTCTGTGAACACTGGTTGTTCGTACATATCTCTAAAGCGTTTTTTATCTGAGTCAATTTGTTTAACTATATCAACACTTCCACGTGTTACGTCAATAAAAGCTTCTTTGTTCCAGTCTTCGCTTACTTTCGGGTCACCCCAATAAATTGGCATTGCTCCAACAAGAAAAGCATCCATTAATTTTTCTGTGCAATAATATTTATAAGGCGTGTTTTCATAAGCAAACATGAATTTATGAGAATGTTTTAAGAAAAACTCGTCTTTAGCATCTCTCCAATATCTTCCTTGAGATGCCTTTTGTAATCCCATATCATTGTTTAAATGCCTTCCATAAGAATTAACACGTTTATATTGTGATAAAATACCGTATGCAGAATTTCTTATGAAATTGGAAGGATTTGATACTATATATGCGCACCATCTTTCAAATTCTTCCTCATTATAATTTAGTCTATTAAATAATCGGGTTTTAAATTCGGGACGAAGTATTAAATAATATTGCCATAATGGTAATCTATAATTTGTATCAGTATGTGGATCAAATGATATGCTATAATTTGAACCAAAATCTCCTGGTCTCCAATTTTCACCTAAATATAAAATTTTTTTACATTTGTATTTATGTGTTTCTTGCATTCGTCCAAATATCGAATGGATAATGACATCAGGATTTATACGTGTCACCTGAACATCAAAATGTTTTTGAAGTATTGGCAAAAAAATATTTTCCTGATCTATTTCAGGCCAAAAATCTATGAATGCTACTTTAAGAGTTTCCATTTTTATTTTATGGTTTTTCTATGACTAGGTTTTATCATTTAAAATTTTATAAAATCATTATGTTTAAATAAACCTTCACCGTGAGCTATTTTGAAATTTTGTCTTACCCACCAGTAAGATATTGCAGGCTCCAGATGTAAATCATCATTTGCAAATTGAGATACAGTATCAATGTAAAACTTAGTTTCATACATACATGGATTGTTTGTAAAATTGGCCCATCTACTAGATGCAATAAAATAACTATTTATCTTTTGAATTTTATCCGGAAAATCTATCTCAGGCGATTCTTTCCAATGAATACAATCTAATAAATGCGGGCTATATAATTGTGTAATTGGTTCATAGTGGTTTAATTCATTATTTTCATATACATTTTTAGAATATAAAGGATCTCCGGGATTTTTTCTATGACGGTATCGTACAGCTGATATTCCCGTTTTTAATAATTTAATTCCCAAGTTTAATCTATTAAATGTTACGTCTTCATTTTCTATAAGTTCCCAATCATGTTCTAAAGTAATAAAATAAGGCTGCGTAGATTTTTTTGCTAAATCAATAAATGCATTTCCTATGCCAACATTTTTATCGTATCCTATATACGATAATGAAAATGATTTAGCAAGTCCAATATCTTCTTTTGATATTTCCTGAAATGCTATATTCGCTTCAGACACAATATTAAATAACCCCAGTGATTTATACGAATTAAGTGTATTATTTAATATTTGGGGTGAATTCCAAGACAATATTCCGATTGATATGGGTAACTTTTTACTCATATAAATTTTATTTTAGATCTGCTATAACTTCTGGCAATTCACCCATAAAAACTTCACAATGAGTCCAAACCCATGGCCAAATAGGATGAAGATTTTTAGATTCTAAAGTCCAAGGCAACCAAACTTCATTATACCATTTATCACTATCAAAATCCATACTATGACCCCATGTTTTTATTTTTCTATAAAGCTGTTCGTCAGACAATACATATGATCCATGATAACAGATTACTTCTGGAAGCGTCATGTGATTACCACCATGTACGTTTCGTATATAATCATACTTATTTACTGTATGAAGATTGACAATTGTTTGGTTTGTTCCACCAATTTTTCCTTTATCATTGCTTATGATAATGTATTTAAATGATTTCCAAAATGCATAAAGATCAATAGCAAAAACGTCTACCTCAGGATTATCTTTTACAAGTTGGAGTATTTTTTCAAAATCTTTATGAAAGAAGAATTCATCTGCATCTTGAACCATTAAATAATCAAATCCATCTTCTTTTGCGCGTTGAAGACAATAGTTTCTTTCATCTGTATCACTCATCCAATCTCCTTCAATAATAGTAATTTTATCTATGTATTTTGATTGTTTAATGATATTAATATCAAATTTATTTTTATATGTAATTCTAGCACTTGGGTTATGTCCCCAGGGAAGTTCACTGTGCATTACATAGATATGATCTACATGTGAATATGCATTTTCAAGATTTCGCATAATCCATTGCCCTTGATCAAAGGTCATTACATAGGTTGCAAATTTCATATAGTTAACTTATTAATGTGTCATCAATTGACGAGTTTTCATATCCTTGGCCATATACTTCTTCCATTAACTCGATTAAATACTCTTGATCATTTTTGCTCAAGTTTGTATTAGTCAAAAAGAGATCTATTTTGTTTAAAAGACTTTTTGATAAATCTAAAAACAAAGATGATCTCTCAATAATTTGCTTATTAGACAATGTTTTCATAATTTAAAATCTTATCTTAGTCCATTTCTTTTCTTTTTTATCCCATTTTAACTGAAAATAAGGTGATACATCTGCAATAAATTCTTCTTCCGTATTCGTAGATACGTCTTGTGTTTTAATTTCTAAGGCTATTTTTTCTTTATTTATAGTCATTTTCATTTACACCTAACAAGAAAACTGATTTGATTTTTTCATAATTTTTATTTTCGCCCCTAATATTTGAACTTAAATTTTTTGAAGGAATGACAAGAGGCGGGCTTGCAATATAAAAATTGTACAACTTACTAGTCATCATTTCCCAAGAACCTCTATCGGCAATCATAGGACACTTGTCCATTAAGTCAATGTATCCTTCCATTGCTTTTCGATTTAAACCATACGCAATAAAACTCCAACTGGCAAAACCCTTTGTCCATCTTGGTTTAACTCTTATATTTTCAGGAAGTAAGCGATCCATAAAAGAATAAAGAAGAATACCATCTGCATCTTCTGGAATGCTATCTAAGTATTTTGGCAATAGTTCATTCCAATCTTTATGAAAAGCACAATCGTCTTCAAAAACAAAAATGTTATCGGCGCCTTCTAACAATGCAGTCTTAATAACATAGTAATGACTATGAAGAGTGCCGAATTCGTTGGGAAATGCTTTATTAAATCTTACGTAATTTCTTGATAAATCGTTGTATTTATCAGCGTATAAGTCTACGAAATGAGAAGCATAACCTAATATAACAGGGTGGAACCACTCAACATCAATACTATGTTGTTCAAATCTTTCAAGCATATATTCCCTTTTGTCAGGACGCTCTTTGAGATTTATGCAAACAACCTTATCGTATTTTTCGTTTATAAGACTCATTCAGATAATGGTTTTGTGTGTTCATGTTGAAGTACTTTCTCTTCAAGCCATCTATTTGCACGTTCATATAGGAGTACTTTCTCCTCGAGCCATCTCTCATAGCTTCTAAATCCTGAAAGCAAAGATTCTTTACCAGTGTCTTGTTTATAAGCTAATCTAGGGCCAATACAACTTACTTTATTTAGTAATTTAGAATAACGTTCTTCTAGCCATTTGACATAATCAGGCTTTAAATAACCATTATAATTACAGCCGCCCTGATTACCCGGAATGTTTACATTATATTTACCGAATGTGGGTGCACAACCTGTATCAAATCGATACTCAAGTCGTAAGTCTAAAGTTGTCATCATGTTTTAAAATAGTGATTTGGGTTTAACAATTTTTGCTTTTTCTACTTTTGCTATGTTCTCTATAAGGTCTGCATATATATAATTAATATCACAGTGATTCCGTGTTACTTCTAAGCTGCAATCTAAGTATTTTTTATGCAAAGCCTTGTTAGAATATATATCGTTTATTTTTTCAACAAGTTCTTTAACGTTTGATAAATCTTTTTTAAGAAATAGGCCATACGTGTCTAAGTCTATGTATTTCTTATCAGTTTGTTTTCCTTTTTCAAAAACCCAAGTATTTTCTGCCCAATGATAATCAAACATGGGAACACAACCAACACCAATAATTTCACACATGGCATATTCAATACTATTACCATAGGCATCTGCATTTAAGTGATAAAAATCTGCGCCAACTAAAGAAGAACTAAGAGTCTCCATTCCGTCTTCATATTCATAAGGACCCCAGATGTATATGTGTTTAAGGCTTCTGTCTTTATGATCAGCTGGCAATATGCCGTTTTCAATAGATTTTTTGTTAACTTCAATAATATCGTGCTTACGAATTTTTTTACCAATGTCATCATAAAATATGTGAAGAGCACCAAGAGATCTTTCAACGCCTTTCATTTCAAGATGAAGGTTATTTTCCTTGGCATACGGGAGAAATGCAAACAATCTCTCGGGCTGTTTAAATGTTGCAAATCTTCCAAGATACGTTATTTTCTTATAATGTTCTTTTTTTCGATATTGCACTAAATTATCAAAATTAAAACCATTAATTAACGGGATATAACGATCTCGAATATCTTCTCCAAAAAGCTGTACAAGTTTATTAAAGAATGGAGATGTGGCGCTAAAGCTTACAATTCCATCGCATAATTGGCAAATTTCAAAGAAATTAGCGTTTCTATGTATTGATGCTATTTTATGATCATTTTGAAAAATAATCTTTTTAGTTTTAAGATCTTTCATTATTTTTAGAAAACCGTCTTGAGCCCATTGTGAATGTTTAGTAGATGGAACTGAATGAATAAATACGTAATCAAACTTGTTCAAGACATCATCTGCAAATGTATCTATATTGTCTTTTGTAATATATTCATAATCGGGCATATTCTGGAATTTACCTCTTCCCCATTTTTTATCATCAACAACATAAACTTTAAAATCGATACCCGATTTTTTAAGATATGCAGCTAATTCAATTACATAACGTGTAATTCCAGCGCCTTCAACGCCTCGTCCTAATACTTGAGCAACTTTCATATAATTTATTTTTTATAGTTAAAATAGTTTTTTAACTTTTGGTTTTAACAGCTTCTTTTTTTCTCTTGGATTTTCTTTAAGAATATCATCTATATTTTCATGCACATAATTTTGCCCATTAAAATAATTATAACAATCTCTCATTAATGGAAATTTATTTGTAACACTAAAATGCACTAGCGGTTGTCTCGCAGGATATTCTTTCATTTTTGAAAAGTATTTCTCAATAATATCATGTGTTTTTATAGTGTTTAGTTTTTCTTTGATACCTCGTAAATGAGAATAAAAAGACAAATATATCTGTGATAATGTGTAATTTTCTAATCCTATTTTTGGGAATACAATATTTAAGAAGGGAGTATCAATGTAAAACACTTGTGCACTGGCATTTCTTGTTGATTTACTTTTTTCATTTAATTTTTGAATATACTCTCTATCATCATAAAGAATAGAAATGCATTCATCGAAATGTTTTGTAAAATGTTTTCGTAATTCAGGAATAGTATTTTTAGGAAAATAAAAATTTGTAGCACAAGCACTTAAAGTATAATCATCTCTATAGTTTTCATTTATCCAATTTTTTATTTTGGGCCATTCATTATAATATTCATGAATCTTCAAAAACATATCTTTTGCGTAAATTGCTTTTTCAGATTCAACAACTTTTTCAAATGAGTCATTAAAGAATAAAACATCATCGTCTGTAAAATAAAATGAATCATCTATAAGATTCTCTTTTAACAACATATTAAGAAAATATACCTTACTAAATGTTGTTAATGTTTCAAGATAATTTTTTCCATAATATTTCCTAAAATCATTTTTATCAAAAATTGTGGTAGTTTTGGGATCAATAATTTTACAAAATTCGCTAGAATCATCTTGATCTACATATAAGAATAAACGTTTATTGAGAAATTGATGATGCTTATGTGTATAAAACAGTTTAAAGATTTTAAAATTATGTGTGGTTACAACTGTAATCATACTATTCTTCTTTTGATAAATAATGTTTAAGTGCTTCTCTTGGTGTTGGTTTCCATTCTTCTGCTTCAATAAAAAAAGTAGTTTGTATGTCTCCAGTATCATCACCAAAGTCAGCATTTTGAAATCCTGATGTTACAACTGCCCAGTTTCCATTGTCATCATAAAGAAGATTGGGCGCATGTCCAAGTTTTGAAAGTTGCTCCATGATAAACTCAAATTCTAGATCATCTTGATGTTTATTAAGAAGGCGGATAATTTCTTCAGCAAGCGTATCAATTTCTAACATTAATTTATCAAACCTATCAATTTCATCATGATCTTCGGTTTCTTTAATTTGCGAAAACAGTTCATAACGAAGATTTTGCGTTTTTACAATGTAATCTTTGATTGATTGTTCCACGTTTTTAATTTTTTATTTGAATATAAACAAAATCTTTTATTTTATACTGCCAATTCTTGTTAAAGTTTTGTTAAATAACACACGAAAAGGGATTTTTCGTCCCTTTTCACAAATCATTTAATTTAAAGAATTTTGCCTTATATTTTATCCATTATAATCAAGACATGAATCGCTATTAATGTATTCAACTGCATCTTTTAATGTTGCGAATTCTTTATATTCATCGATTTAATAGTCTACATCATAGTCAAAATCCTCAATATTCCATTCATCTATGGTTAAATCTCCTCTTTCAATTTGTCGATTTTCTTCTCTTGAAAATTTTCCATTTCGTCTTTCGCCCTTTTGTTCAACTACG